CTGCAAGCGTCATCCGTTTGGCCGGGTAACCGTGCCCGAAAGAGGCTCACAAGAAATCTTCAACTATGCGGCCAGCGGCTGCTTCGTCAAGATCGTTCTCACCAAATAAAGAGGCAATTAACAATATAACAATATCAGTAGAAGTCATCCCATACTTCCAATGGTAAAAACGCGTCATATCATCACGGGTACAAACGTTCCGGACATTAGTAATCCTGTCCACAACACCCGCAATGCCAAGCTCCAGAAAAGCTCCTTTTGCGTTCCAACCAAGTCCGTCAAGGGACAACTCCTCACCCTTTAACTGGTGATAACGTTCATAATAGCACCGAGATATCGGAGGACAATGGCGGTACTCGTAAGCATAGCTCAACGCCTTACCAGCCAAATAAGAACGGTCAGAAACCGCCTCATTCGAACTAGCACGGGCATTAAACCTCGCCACTGCCTTTCCGAACTTGGGTACCATGACGTAGCCACGCTCTGTCATGATGAAATGCCTTGATAAAAATGAACATTCAGACAAGTGAGAAAACACACACACCTCAGTGCGCATGCATGCCTGAGTGCCTTTGTAGATGTAAGCACGCTTAACGCTCCTCAAACGCGAACGCCAAGGATTGTCAAGACGCAACAACATATCATCTCCAAGAATCAAAGCATCACCACGAAAGCCGTGTTCGCGACAAAAAGAATAACAAACAGTCATATTCCACAACGAATTTCTGAATGTTGTCGATTGGGCACCGGTGGGCAACTGGTTAGTAATTCTAGCAGCAACACCAAAACGTCTCGCTGTTACAACGAAACTATTGGCGTGCAGCATCAATCCAGTGATCCACTTGGGCGCGCCCAACCTCTCCAACCATTTGATCTCCAAAAGATGCACGTCCCGCACCTGCGTCATATCGTTACTAGAAAAATCTGCCTCTATAAAAATGCTCTCCGGCTCAGCGTGCCGGGTTATAAAGTCAACCAACTCTTCCGAGTCAGCCTTGTAAGCACCTTTAAAGTTGACAGAATCGCTAGTGTCAGATAAACGCAACATACGGAACATACGTTGAGTGCATGCCTGCATCACAGGACCAAGCATGCAATTATGAAGATCAGACGATTGGTAAATAATTCGAGGGGCCCAATTAGAATCATGTCTCTTACAAAGGGCTTCAGCCTTAACAAATATCTCCTTCTGTGTGAAGGTTTTGGAAGTGCACTCCGCAATCAAGGGGTACACTTTAAGGTGTTTAGCCTGCTTTGCAGGTTTGAATTGGCCATTCCACTTGTGGAACAATTCGGGGGTCCATTCTATCGGTTCAAGACCCTCCCCTCCAGTCGTGCGCTCAAGCAATTCCAAAGAATGCTTAACGAGAGAGCGATGAACTCTCGCATCACTGTAGTAATTACAACGTTTATCAAACGCAGCAAGCAAGTTGCGACGACTTGCATCAGGGACTACAGGATAATGGCCAGCCAAAAGCGGACCGAGCACATCCAAACGTGTATCCAAATCATCCTCCTTACGAGGATTACGTTGGACGCCGACGTGAGCGGTGGTATCAAATTTCGCAGGGACTCTATTACTCCTTGCCTTCACACGCTTATGGTAAAACCACGCGGTTGA